ACTTAATCATTAAAGGTATGGAAGGCGCGATCGAAGCGAAGACCGTTACTTATGATTTTGAACGTCTAATGGACGGTGCTAAACTGCTGAAATGTAGCGAGTTTGGTGACGCGATTATCAAACATATGTAATTGTTGATTTGATAAATAGTTAACGGGAGCTTATTAGTTCCCGTTTGTTTTTTGTACTATAAAATTATTCCCCAAAACCCCACCAAAACTATTCCCCAAAACAGTACAATTAAAAATGTGGATTATCTGAAGTGATTTCTGAGAACAATGCGTGGTGTGTGAACTTAATTGATACTATTCAAGGTAATTCAGCAGAATATGAGCTCTATGTATTTGTGAAGTCTTCTTATCATATTTCACTTCATCCTCAAAAATGGGGAATTCAAATTTATCATAAAGGTGTTATTACACACGCTTCAAGCCAAAGACTGCTTAATTTATTAGAGGGAAATAACTTTGTACTCACAGGAAATAATTGGAATGGCGTGAATGTCGGTTTCCCCTGTGCGGTATTAATCATAACAATTGGGCATATTGGGATGATGGATCCGATTAGAGGAAAAACGATTAGAGTAACTCTTTGTGAGCGAGGTAACCGCATTATTCCTCATTTGATGATAGTCTCCGGACAGATGTCAACAACCTCACTAGGTAAGTAGTATTTTTATATTGATGTAAGGGAGTATGGTGGGTGATAGAAGAGTTTAGATGGTTAGTTTAGTTATTGAGTACGAGAGAGCGCTAAAAAAGGATATATTCGTTGGTAGTCGGCTTTGTACCAAAAACGGGGCTCTGCCAGCTCGTTATTGCCCCATTCCGTGTTTTGGCTCGTTAGCTTAATCGAAAGTTCCCGCTCCTGCTACCATACAAATTCTTATCTATTTGCCTATGTTTGGTTTTACCAGAAATCGACTAACCGTGTATGGAGATACAGCCATATGACTTGAACACAGTATTAGTGCGCACCAATTCCATTCGGAATAAATAAAACTCTATAAAATCAATTAACTATAGAGACTTAGTTTTAGTTGATAGGTTTAAAAAACGCGCATGCACATTTTTCAAGATGGTGTATTTGGTTGAAAGCTGATAACTTATTTGTATACAGATAGTTAATCATGCGCGTTTTTATTGGCCTAACGAGTTAAACACACGTGCGCACAAATAAAATATTAGGCCTATACAACACGACAGGCTTTAAGAATGTTGTTCCAAATCTTCCGGCCTAACAAATCGTTCCAGAGGACTCCGAAAAAGCTACGCTTTTTCTCCCCTCTGAACTCATGCGTTATATTTAAGAGGCTAGCTTGAGCGGTATAAAAATAACTTTTGCTTATGATAGCAATGGTGTTCGTGTGGATGCAGATTCTTATGGGGATCACTCTATAGCTCATCCTCTCGTATGTCCAGATAAAAACTGTGAAGCGTTTTTGAAGCATGTGAATGGGTATAAGCGTGAAAGCTACGGCAAACAGCAGTTCATCCCTGCTTTTTACCGATTAGAAAAAGGCTCCGATCATAGTGAGTATTGCCGTTACAAATCCTCTGGCAGAGATACAATTGTTGCTGGAGAGTCAGATCATGAAGTTAAAGATGCTCTTGCGAAAGGTGAACTATTGTTTCGTATTCATGTAATGGATGCGGAAGAAAAGGAAAAACTAAAAGATAAGGCAGGGGTCTTTCAACAGTTTCCACCGAATGATACGACTAAGCGGAAATATAGAAACCAAGGACGCAGATCTACTTATGTTCGCACGATGAATAGCCTATTGGAAATCTATAATCATGGGCGTCTTAATTCACAAGATAGAGCAAAGATTAGGCTCATTATTGGCGGTAAGTTAGTAAAGTGGACAGATTTCTTTTACTCGACCAATCATCTAGGTAGTCTAAAATTGCGCCTTCATCGAGAGGGAATTGTTCAAGCAGCCGTTGTAGTTAAAGTAAGTATTGTAGGGCTACCAAATCAAAAACTTGGTGGCTTTGCTTTATAGAGTGCAGCCCCAAGACTACTGGATTAGGTAAACATATATACACGACGTTGAAACTAGCTAAGAGCTTACCAAGTAGTCACTTCTCTTTGAATCAAAACATAATGGTTTTAGGCAAATTTTGCATTCCAGAATCAAGTGACCGTGTTACTCCATCATATTTAGGTAATGAAATCAGGACATTAATAACTCATACACAGCAAGTGGTGGACATTTGAGCATAACAAACTCTTCCAGAGGAATTTCCAACACATGGCATTTTATTGTACGTTGATTTCGGTGATTTCAGTATTATGTGGAAACTTGGTAGTAATGTTGTCAGCCCCTTAGGCGAGCGTTATCTCCATAGAAATTTTAATCTGAAACTGACGAGTTAGAGCAAAGGGTCTACCACGCTTTATATGTCCCGAAGCGAGTTAGGGCAATGACCATTATTCGCTCGCAGCGGACCTTGTGACCTTGAATTTTGTCCTTTCCGTGCCAGGAGCGGACATTTAATGATTCTAAAAACTATGATGTCGCAGCCCAGTTTTGCCGACCGTAGCTTGGCAACAAATGACGTGATTGACTATTTTTGTTTAAACAGAGAAGATTTAAGAATAGCCTCTTAAGGAATAGATTCTCATGTTACGAAAAAGCATTGAAGCTAAGAAGAGACACCATTATGTTTGGGCGAATTACCTAACGCGCTGGGGTAATGGTACAAAAAATGTTTTCTACACAACCAAGACTGGAAAGATTGCCTGCGACAGTGTACGTGCAATAGCTGCTGACGACTTTTTCTATAAAACAACAACGCTTACTAGCGAGAACGTTGATATAATTAAGGCCTTCTCTCGAAAAAGCCCCAACCATCTCCATACTCAACACATTTCCTACCTAGATGACGTCCTTAAACTGCAAAGATTAGAGGCTATGTATAGGGCTTCTGGTAAACAAGATCAGGAAGCGGAAGCACTTCTTCATGCCACAAAGTGCAACTTAATGGAGAATCTCCATTCATCTCATGAATTGAAGGCATTATCGATATTAGAAGCGCTCGCAAATGAAAGGCTTGATATACTTCATGATAAACAGCACATGATTGAATTCATGATGTTCTTTGGTCATCAGATTACGCGTACAAAGCCTTTCAGGGACGCAGTGTTTAATGCTCAGCCTCGTCGTAATAATCTTGAAATAAAAGTATCCGACACGATTGTTCATGCCTGGTGGTTTATAAGCTACATGTTTGGGATGAATATTGGCTGGAGTTTATATTCAAGTCGTAATGAAGATATACATTCATTATTGGTAAACGATACCGGGCTACCTTTCATAACATCAGATAATCCAGTCGCTAACGTTCACTCATGTGTCTTAGAGACAGATTTTATCGCGCCTGAGTATACTGACTTTTACTACCCAATTTCACCACGCATAGCCTACATCATATGTAATTCAAAACGATTTTCTCCAGGTGTGAACTATATCGATAAAGATACTGTTGAGAAATTAAATATAAAAATTGCAAACCAAGCCATGGTGCATATTATAGGAAACACAACAAACGCCCTACTACCTTATAAAAAACGCCTGGGTTTAAGATATAAAAAAAGGCCTCTTTTTTAAGATGGTATGTTTTTATATAAAGTTAAATATAAGCATTAACCTTAAATTCATTCATCGCAACATTGTACCAATGTCCGCTTATCGCTCAGAGCAGACCTAAAATCGTTCTGAGTGATGAGTGCCAAAAGATGATATTGCTAACACCGTCATGTGTTGATTAAAAAGGAAAGTGCCAATGCTTTGAAGAAAGTACAAGAAGACAATTTAATGGGGTAGACCAGCAAACTAATAACCAATTATCGATTGCTGATCTTACAGAAGCTCACTAAAAGAGTTTGAGTGCTAGCGTTGTACAATCCGACCGTTGGAATCCAACCACATTCCATCAGACAAATACACCATTTCCCCAGAATCATTTGTTACCTGTAGGTCATGGTAAATTGAAGTAAGTTCGTTTTCGGGCGAAGGCGCAATATCGTCGTTTCCAAAAATCATATCTTGGTATTGCGACCAGTTTTGGCGAATTTCGAAATACATATCAACATCATAATCCTGCATTCTTAGTTCATCATCTGAAGTTATATTCAACGTCTTTTTGAGACCGATAATGTTAAAAATCCATTTCTTACCACTTTTAATGAAGTATGCTCCCGTGTAAGCCTCTTGGTCTGGTACTGCCTCATAACCTAAACTCAAAGATAACTGTATCTGTTCTGCCAATGTAAAGGGCTTTTTCCATCCATCCATACTTGTTTACCTGTTTACTGTACGAAAACGATATAATAAAGCATTATTGATAACCATGACCTAAGTAAACTTAACTAAATATGTATTATAAGGTCACTTATTCCCAGAATAAGATCCACTCCTTTCTCAAAGCTGATAATCAGATTTAATCTATTGCATAATAAATTGTTATTTTGTTTTTTTAAATATTCACTACATTAGTATAGTGAAAAATATTCAAATTAAATAAAAATCACTAATTTATTTTCAGTGTGAATTATTTTAATTAAATTTTTACTTTCTATTATTTAATATAAATCATAGGTTTGAATGCTTGATATCAAGCTTGATAAGCACTCAATCAGTTAAAGTATCTTCCCCAAAACCACCCTAACCCAAACTAAAAATCAACCAGTTACATACAAACCAAGATCACATAAAAATTATCACCTCAATAAATATAGTTTATTTAATAAGTTACCTAATTATTATAGGTATAATGTTACGCCTCATGGGTTAGACAGAAGCCGCTGACTTTATCATTAAAGGTATGGACGGCGCTAAATTGCTGAAATGTAGCGAGTTCGGTGACACGATTATCAAAGATATGTAATTGTTGATTTGATAAATAGTTAGCGGGAGCTTATTAGTTACCGTTTTTTATTAATGATTTTTTTACAATAATAAATAACATACTCATATAGAGAATTGTATTTAAATAGCCAAAGTTAGCAAAAGTGAATAAAGCTCAACAGACATTAAGCTAAATATAAAATATGAGTGAATAAACAATAAGGTATTTATTTTGGTGAAAAATACAACAGAAAATAATCTGCAAATGGCATGATAAAGAAGCCGAAGTTTATCAATTGCAGATTATCTGATGCTTAAAATATAACCAAACAAAAATTAACAGGTAATGGTTACCCACTCTTTTCCACGAGTATTGTTATAACGATCGGTTTGTAAACGTGTGGTATGGCCTAATAAGGCTTGGGTATCAATACCTTGTTTTCGGTATAAACGTTCAGATAAAGAACGTTGCTCATGAAATGTTGCAGGTGTTCCTTCTCCCCAATCAATATCCGTTTTATTTCTCGCCTTTTTAAAATTAGTCGTTAACGTATTTGCAGTAACTTGTTCGCCACGTTTAGATTGTGAAGTAGTTCGATGATAATGAACTAAATAATGGCTTACAATACGATCACGACATCGTTCAATAACTTCTTTAAGAGATACATTAATAGCTTGATTACGTAAAGAAAGTGGTATTGCTACTTTTGATCCTGTTTTACTTTGTATGATGTGCAAATGATCATCCCAAATATCTTGAAAACGCATACGTGAGATATCACTAACTCGCTGACCCGTCACAATGGCAAGTAGCATTGCATTTCCCATATAACGATGTTGTTTATCGGCAATATCATAAATTTTATGCCATTCATCTAGAGTGAGTCTTTGGCGCCTGATCCGTGTTCTTGGTCTTTTCGTTGCCAAAGCAGGGTTATATCCGGGAGGAACTTCTCCAGCATGTTGCGCTTCTTTAAAAATATCACTAAAAACCGATCTTACAACTTGAGCCATGCGCATTTGGCCTATTGCTTTGTATTCATCAATAATACTGACTAGATCACGAGTACCTATATTTACTAATGGATATAAAGCCAATTTTTGACGCATCAGATCTATAGGTTTTTTCTTTTGTTTATATGTAGCAAGTTTTATCTCACCTTGTGATAAACGTTCTTTTTGAATATTCCAATAGCGATCTAACCATGTAGAAACAGAGATAGATTGATCCTTCATAGTAGCAACTCTATCACCAATGATTAAAATTTGGCGTGTTCTTTGTTCTGCTATACGGTTATTGGCTTCAAGAGCTATCTGTTTAGCTTGTGCTTCATCATCTCCTAATGAATGAAATTTTCCTGAAATTGGGTGACGGTATCGCCAATATATCTTTTTCATCCTTGGATGATATATTGAATATAAATTGGGTATATCAATATTCTTTTTACGAAGTCGTCCGCTCATCTTTTAATATTTTCCTTAATATAGGGTCATCGAATGTTTTGATGGAAGGAGTGGCAACTATACCAACTAAATCAGCATCTTCTTTGACTCGCCATAATCGGCCCTCTTTCCTTGCAGGGGGACAAAAATAACCTAATCGTGCATATTTATTTAATGTTGTTAGAGAAGGTGGGTTACTTTTATATCGTTTATCCGACCATTCCTTTAATGTTAATACTTTCATAATACATCCTTGCATAATAAAAATTAGTTAATAAGTATTAATTTACATTTAAATAAAAAATAATGAATTTTATTTGATAACTAATAAATAGCATTATTTTCTATCGAATATATATTTCCTTTTGCATTGTTAATAAGAGAGATGTTTGTTAATAGATAATTATTGTACCTGATGTTTATATTATTACAATAACCATGTAATGGGAAGTACATATTGAGCTGAAGTGAGCCAGCTCAATAAACTAAAATAAAGAAGATTAGAGAGTCTGAATAATTTGTATTACATAACCAATAATTTGATAATCATCAGTAAATAATATTGGGGTAAAGGCTGTGTTTAATGAGATTAAATAAAATTGTGGTGGTTCATGGATAAACTTTTTAATAACGATGTCATTAGTAATAATGTTTTTAGCGATAATTATTTTTCCATATAATTCTATCTCATTCTTGAATGATGGTTCGATAATAACGGTTGAACCTTTAGGGATTGAAGGAAGTGAATAGGGGTTTGTCATAGATTCGCCTTGGTAAATTAACCCATATGCTTGTTCAGATACGGGTACTGTTGCACAGCACCAATGCTGAATATCGCTTAATCTTAATGTATCGTAACGTGCTTTCCAATCAGCTGCTTGTTCAAGTGTGATAATGGGTATTTTCTTAATATTCACTGTCTTGCGAGTTATAATTAATGCATCTGCTTCTGATGAGTTCCCCCCGTAAAGTAACCATTCTGGAGAGACTTCAAGGACTTTGGCTAATGCCTGTAAATTTTCTCCATCCGGCTCTGTAACTCGTGTTTCCCACTTTGTAATAGAAACTCGGCTTACACTTAACATCTTTGCTAGAGCTTCTTGTGTTAATGACAATTGTAAACGGCGTTCTTTAATTCTTATGTGCATTTTATTTCTCATGTAATTTATATTTCCTTTTTTTTAGGTAAAAAGTATTTGCGTACTCTTTGTCTATTTGTTAATTTTAATTACCCAAACGGATAACTTATTAATTTAAGTGATATGCATATAATATAAATTAATTATATTAATTCGAATGACGATAGTTTTAGCATTAATAAAATGCTTACTATTTTAGTCATGATTAAATTTAATAAAATAGAATATTTTACAAAACACTAACGGAATTACCATCTTTTGTTATTTTTTCAATTAAATTATTTTTAATTTAATGCTTTTTGGCATTTAGAAAGAATAAAGAGAAAAGGAGTTCAGCATATGAAATCATTAATTATAAAATCTCGACCTCAGATAGTGATACCAGAATTAGCTGTCAAAATTGGATTGCATGAAGCTTTAGTATTGCAACAATTGCATTATTGGATAACAGAAACTAAGTCTGGTATTGAACATGATGGGCGACGATGGATTTACAATACACTATCTAATTGGCAATTACAGTTTCCATACTTATCAGTATCAACGCTCAAACGGGCATTTGCTCAGTTACGTATTTCTGGGTTGATTGAGGTAAAACAACTCAATAAACATCTTCATGATCGTACAAATTTTTATAGTATCAATTATCAACATAAGATCTTGCAAATAGAAGAAGATGAAAAGAAAAGTTTGACTGAAGGTAATTATGCCAATAAAACAACAATAAAACCGTTCGATGAGCCCAAATCGAAACAATGGACAGGTGTAACAAATCTATCTCAGAGTAGTTCAAATAGAGCCCTTCTTACAGAGAGTACAACAAAGATAACTACAGAGAGTAACAATAAAAGATCTCGGTCAGTTTGCTCGTTTTCAAGTTCTGAACGTCCAGAAATAGAAATTATTCGTTATTTTAACAAAGTGACTCACTCCCATTACCGTGAGTGTCAGACGACGTTAGGATCTATCCGTGCAAGATTAGCTGATGGTTTTCATTTCGAAGAATTGATATTAATAATCGATTATTTAACAGCTAAATGGCTCAATGATAATAAGATGCAGGACTATTTAAGGCCTAAAACATTATTTCATAAAAATAATTGTACTGAATATCTTGATAAAGCGAAGAAATGGCATTTAAAAGGGAGGCCAGCATATCGAAATGGGTAATGTTTAAAACCCGGGGAAATACCGATTGAAATTGATTATGCAGAAAGAGACAGTACGTTTAATTTACTATTTAGCTCAGCGTGGAAGCCCAAAACAGCACTTCAAATTCTAGCTAAAAAAATGGCTTTACAGCGTGGTTTAGGGCATATGCATATTCACAAGGCTAGGTCTGTTTGGAAAGAAATTTGGTATCAGTCGGCCCAATTAATTGCTCGTTCAACAATTACAGATAAGATCGCATAAGGTAGTGGTGATATGAGAGATATACAACAAGTATTAGAACGATGGGGAGCTTGGGCCTCGGATGTACAAAGTGGAGTAGATTATTCTCATATTGCAGCAGGTTTTAAGGGTGTTTTACCTTATCAATCATCTTCAAGGATAAGTTGTTGTGATGATGATGGTATGATTATTGACGCTACAATAGCGCGATTACAACAATTGAGAAGAGAAGAAGAATTGAATGCGCTTATTTTACATTATATATATCAGTGCTCTAAAAGAAGCATTGCAAGACGTTGGAAGGTGAGTGAAAGCCGTGTACGTCAGATTATACAGATTGCAGAAGGTTTTGTAGAAGGTGGTTTGGCGATGTTAGATTCAGGATTAGTCATGGATCATGAAGTTGCTTGTAATAAAAAACAGGTTAAATAAAAAAGTATTAACGCGCTACGCAAATTAACTGTTATTCTAATAAAAATAAAGATATTTTTCTGGGTTATATGTATTGTAAAAATATAACCTTAAGTGATTAAATATAAAATTTTATATAAATTAATATTTTTATTGCTAACCTTGTTAAGTAATGCTTAATTTTAAATTTTCTAATTTTTATGATATAAACTTATGCAGTCATCTTAAATGTTAGAGTTATTATGGTACCTAAAAGATTAAAGGCTGCAAGGGCAAGAGTTGCATTAACTCAAGAAGAGTTAGGTATTTTAGCTGGGATTGATGAAGAGTCAGCTAAAATTAGAGTGTGTCAATATGAGTCTGGTACACACCGCCCAAACTTTGAAACTATTTGCCGATTTTCCAAAATATTAAAAGTTCCAGAAAATTATTTTTATACTTTAAATGATGAATTCGCGGAAGAGTTAATAAATATTTATAATAATAAATATAATTGCTCTTAAATATTATCTAGAGAGATTATACATGTTTTGTTAATTTATTATATAAGTAAAGAGATTACATGAATAACTTAAACTTATTATGTGCTATTTAAAATAGGAGGTAAAATATTTTATAAATACACTATTGTTTTTAATATAATACTAAAGTCTAATTATGGTTCCTTTTAGGTTAAGATATGCCCGTAAAATGGCAAAATTAACTCAGACAAGATTAGGTACTCTGGCCGGAATGGATGTAGCTAGTGCTCGTTCAAGAATTTCGCAATACGAGTCTGGACTACATAAACCAAGTTTCGAAGTTGTGTGTAAACTAGCCAAAATACTTAACTTGCCTGAATGTTATTTTTATACCGTTAATGATTATTTAGCGGAAGATATAATGAAATTATATCGTGAAAAATATAATAAGTAATAAGCTTATAATTCATCTTTATTATTTATATTTTTATGTCTTAATTTACGAATAATTTGATTTCCTTTTTCATCAAAGTACCGTTCAGGCCATATTGTTGATGGAGGTATATCAAGTTCTTTAGCAATAATTTGCTCTCCTTTTGGCCATGGACGGGACAACGCGTTAGATAGAGTCGATGAGCTTAAACCTGCAGCTCTGGAAACTTCTGCTAGTGTTGTCCCTTTTTTCTTTAAAGAAGCAATAATATCAGCCGGATGCCAGTTTTTATTAATCATAAGATATCCATATAGATTGGTTTAAAGTATATTGATGAAAGTAAAATGTTAATATATCGGTTAACATTTTTCATTTTAAATAATTGTTATATTTTTTTAAATGAAGTAATTCCTATTTTTAAATGTAACCGGTTAGTATTTCCACTTATAAAATATATTAAATATATAAATTAATATTTTTGTTTTTACAATTATCAGCAGGGTTATTTATTTAAAAATAATCTGACAAAAAAGACTTGCTGTTTATATGATGACGAGTTACACCTTTATATATATTCATATTTCTACACTAAAGGGTAAAATGTCATGATAAAACAGAACGATATGACAATTCAGGCGTATGATATATTAGAAATGATATCCCAATATACGGGGAATAATATAATAGAAATCGTTACTAAAACACAACTAAGTTATGAAAGTTGTGAGTTTTTACTTACACAATTAGAGATGGCGGGTTTTATTTTAAAGCATGGAGAGTTTTATAAAAGAACAACTAAGAGGGTTAATTAATTATTGCATACCATCAAAAAAAGATTGATGGTAATTTTTCCGACATAAAAGATAAGGTATATGTGATGAGATAGTGAAGAGAATAGTTACATCTGCTAGATGAAATGGTAGTGGATTTTGTTTATGGTGAAAATATTACTGTTGCTGAGGTTTACGAAGATAGGGTTAAGATTGAAAAAATGCCTAATAGATAGTTATATAAAATAAATAGGCCAATTTACCCTCTACTTTTTATATTAATGAAAGTTAAAGGCTAGGGACTAATAGTTTCTGGCTTTTTTATTATTTAGATAAAGGATATTGATGCAATTATACAATAATGATGCATTAGCTATATTAAAAACATTACCTGACAATTATATTGATTTAATCGCCACGGATCCACCGTATTTCAGAATGAAATCGTGTGCATGGGATAACCAGTGGGATAATGTTGAGGCATATCTGTCTTGGCTTGATGAGGTACTAGTTGAATTCTGGCGAGTATTAAAACCCAATGGTAGTTTATATTTATTCTGTGGTTCTAAATTGGCATCAGATACTGAACTGCTTGTTCGCGGGCGATTTAATGTATTAAGCCATATTATTTGGGCTAAACCATCTGGGCCATGGAAAAAACAAAATAAGGAAAGCCTACGCACCTTTTTTCCTTCAACAGAGCGGATACTCTTTGCTGAACATTATCAAAAGCCAATCACCGCTAAAGGTTCTGAATTTTCTTTAAAATGCCAGGAGTTAAAGCAAAACGTATTTAAGCCCCTGATTGATTATTTTAGAAATGCTCGTTTAGCACTACAAGTGAGTTCTAAGGAGATAAATCAAGCAACAGATAAGCAAATGTGCAGTCATTGGTTCAGCAATAGTCAGTGGCAATTACCTAGCGAGGAAGACTATAAAAAGTTACAAACACTGTTTACACATATTGCTGATAAACAAGAAAAGTTATCGCCGTTATCCCGCCAGTTTACCGAATTAGAGCGCGAGCAGGTTACATTACAAAAAGACTATCAAGAATTAATAAAAGAATATGGTTTATTAAGACGACCATTCTTTGTAACTGCAGATGTGCCTTACACTGATGTGTGGGATTATCCACCTGTTCAGTATTATCCCGGTAAACATCCTTGTGAGAAACCATCAGCCATGATGGAACACATTATTCGCTCAAGTAGTCGTGAAGGGGATTTGGTTGCTGATTTCTTTATGGGATCAGGAGCAACACTGAAAGCAGCACTAAAACTTAATCGAAAGGTTTTAGGTGTGGAGCTTGAGAAAGAGCGATTTGAACAAACCGAACAAGAAATAAAAGCTCTAACTTGTAAGTAATTCTTACAGGTTCAACTCTCCGGAATTTCCGGAGAGTTCACATGTTCGGTTATTCCGAACAACTGAATTCCTTGCTATAAGGTTATGGTAGCGCGTAACAGTCTGGCTGAACTAAACCAGCCATCTATTTCAATAAGTCGTCTAGTGCGACTTTTTTGTATATGCCGACCACAGGGCGATTACCCTCGTCATCACGTTCACTAAAAGTCAGTGGTCGGTACTCCTTTAACTAGACTCGGACACTCCGTAGGGGGGTATATGCGCATGGAAAAATTAACCAATGCTACCTACGGAACGGCTGGCTTAATTGCCTTTTTTGCAAGTCTCTCATTGTATGAATGGGGTTTTGTAGTAGTGTATGAATAACAACGAGCAATGATAAGGAAATCGTAGGCAAAACTCTTAATTTTTTGCATAATTCTATACAATAGAGAATAAACAAAAGGTTTCTTTGTGAAGAATAACGCATTGATTTATGAAAATTTTGGCGACCCTAGATCAACAATCAAATTAGTTCATACGCATATAGCACCAGTGCCTCCTAATTTATTAAGAGTTAGGGTGCTGTTATCCTCAATTAATCCATCTGATCTAATACCAATAACAGGTTCTTATTCTCACAGAATAAAATTACCATCAGTCGCTGGATATGAAGGAGTTGGAGAAGTTATAAGTGCACCAGAACAGTATCGAAATTTAGTTGGCACAAGAGTTTTACCACTCAGATCTGGTGGCACTTGGCAAAATTATATAGATTGCTCTCCATCATGGGTGATATCAGTACCTGATTTCATTACTAATGAAGTTGCTTGTAAAGCATACATAAACCCACTAACTGCATATTCAATGCTAAAAAAATGGGACCCTCAGGGGAAAATAATATTGCTTACAGGAGGTGGAACTGAATGTGCTCAGATAATAGGGCAATGGGCATTAGAAATGGGTGCTCGAAAGGTAATTTCGGTATATCGATCCATTGTACACTGCGATATTTTAGAACGCTTAGGCTTTATTCCTATTTCTGAAAATTCAATCTTAGATATAATTAGGTTATTAAAAAAAACTGATATTGTTTTTGACTCGATAGGTGGGAATATCGGCTCTATTATTATTAATAAAATGAGATTAGATAGTATTTTTGTAACATATGGATTGCTTTCTGGTATGCCGCTAACTATTAATAGAGAGCGATATAGAATGGTGAAGAACTTTCATCTAAAAGATGTTATAAAAACCTTAGACCAATATCAATGGAAAGATATTTTTTATAACTTATGGCCTCGGTTAGTTGAAACAGAACTACATACTTTAAAACATTTTAGATTAAATGATTGGGAAAATGCGTTAGAATATTATTCATCCTCAGGAAGGCAAACAAAACTAGCCTTTGATTTAACCTAACTCACCCTATAATCAAAGTATGAGCTGACTTTATGCGATTTGTATGGAAAGCTAAACTTGCACTAAATTTGATTAAAATACCAACATACCAGTAAACATTCCAAGATAAAAGATGAAAAAATAAATTCAAAAATGATATTTTTCTGTAAAGTTCAATTTAATTTTTATTAATCGCATTGAACTTATTTGGTTATTCCGAACAACTCATTCAGAAGATCGCTTAGGCGGTCTTTTTTCGTATATGCCGACCACAGAATCAATCACAACACCTCACATTCACACAAGAGCTGTGAGTTGGCGCTCTATTAACTAATTCCTCCAAAAAGGAGGCGGTATGACACGAATGGACGAGAAAGATAAATTCAGTGCCACCGCATGGGGTGTCATATTCGCTATCTCCCTATACGGCGGATTGGCTAGATACATTATTGATAATAAACGTAACGGTTATCGGTGGAGCTGGGTAGGAGCAATTATGCAAATGTTCGTATCTGGCTTTGCTGGAATGATGGGTGGCCTTATATCAATAGAGCTTAACGCCTCATTCTACTACACGTTATTTACGGCTGGCTTATGTGGTTCCGCTGGCTCTTTAGCATTGGACTTCTTCTGGGATAAGTTTACAGGGGGTAAGAAGTGACTAGACCAGCACGCGGTGAACGCAATAACAACCCAGGCAACATTCGACACGGTTCAAAATGGCAAGGGCTATCAGCACAGCAAACAGATCCGAGCTTCTGCCAATTCGTATCACCTGAATACGGTATACGGGCCATCTATAAATTACTGCAGACATACCAAAAGAAATACGAACTCAATACTGTCGAGTCGATTATCGATCGGTATGCTCCGCCAAATGAAAACAACACTACTGGTTACATTAACCGAGCAGCTAAAGATATTGGCGTTAGCGTAAATGAACCTATTAACGTTTCATCTAAATCGGTTGCTATTGCATTGGTCACAGCGATTGTTGGCGTTGAGCTTGGGTATCAGCCTTACAGCCCAAAAGTATTTGAAGATGCTTGATTGTTGCTATGAATCTAGGCGAAACAATAGTGTCCGTGGGCGTTATTTTGATGATGAGCGTCGGTATGACTTGGCAAGGGAATAGGATAGATAAACTGAAAGCCTCAAATAGTGAACTAACCGCTCAGTTATCAGAACAAGTTAAAATCAACGAAAAATACCAAGCTCGCATTACCAAATTAAACGAGCTTGATACAAAACACACGACGGAACTCACAAATGCAAAAGCTGAAATTGATAGGTTGCGCGTTAGTACTGAGCGTAATCCTGACAGGGTGTACATCAAAGCCGAGTGTCCAAAAAGCACCACCACTTCCACCGCCAGCATGGATGATGCAACCACCGCCCGACCTACTGACACCGCTATCCGAAATTATTGGTTACTCAGAGAGCGAATAACACAGTCTGAGCAAATGATATTAGGGCTACAAGATTATATCAGGCAAGAGTGTATTCAATGAAAGTTAGAGTACAAACTAAACTAATAGAAATTGATATAGATATTAAATGGCGTATATTGAAGTTAATATAAATAAATTTAACATGGAATTAACTTTAATATGCTTGATTTAGATATAATCACAAATACACTTGTTGGATTAATATCGGGTGTCATGGGAGCGTTATTCACAGCATGGATTGCATTTACTCGATTTTATAAGGAAAAATTATGGGAAAAAAATATGAGGTTTACAGTAGACTATTCGAGGGTATTTATTTCCATAAGAAACTAATTAAAGAATATAAAGAAGATGCAGAGAACCAGTTTAATGGTTATGGAACTTCAAATAAAGCAGAAAAAATTAAATTAGAAATGAAGGAAAGTTTAGAGCAAGTTGTTGTTGCATCTTTATTTATTTTAAATGAAAAAGTACATGATTTAATTAATGACTTTTTTGAAAAAAGAAACGAATGGCAGTCTCATATAAAAAATAACCCAGAAGACAATAATGACCCGGATGTTCATATAAGTCTATACAACCGTGAATTAGAGGAAATTGATAATCTAACGGGGAAAATTGTCTTAATAGCAAGAAAAGCACTTCGAATATAAATGATAATTAGATACTTAAAAAAGCCATTAATTTAAAGTTAGTGGCTTTTTTATTGGAGAGAGTAAATGAATATAACAATTAATGATGATGTTTCTGTTTGTATTAAGAATAATTCTTATCGAAGCCATTATGATCAAGATGGAAATTTAAAGGTTGTTATTGGTAGTCTGAATACTCCTAAAAAGATAGCTATCAATTATCCCGAAAAAGAGATAGGTGAGTTGATCTACAAAGTCTCGGTAGATACATCTGACTTAGATAAGTTAGAAGAGCAATTCACGCGGATTAAGCAACTGATGCAAGATGTAGGGGCAAAGCCTAAATCAACATAACCTTTCGCTGGTAAGTTATTTATCAAAGACACCTTTATTAATTTTGCAGGACTAAAAGATGTGGCTGTTAGTTATAAGTTAGAACAAGACACTAAGGTTGAGTTGGCAGATCTACGCATGAGAGCTAATCAACAAGATGTTGCTATCAATGAGCTTAAGAAAGCAATGGCAACTCAGCAACAAGCATGATCACAAGCTGTGCGTGAGTTAAATAACAGAACGTGGTGCAGTTAGAAGTAAAGGTGAGGTTTCTCACCTTATTCATAATTTATAGCGTTAGATTATTTCGCCGAGAAGCCTATGAGTTTCTTCGATAGGGAATTCATCCCAGTAGTATTCTGACATGTATCTTTTGTCAATGGCGGTGGTTTCCCAAAATCCCCTTGTTACTGAAGTTTGATATTCCACTGATTCATCCAAGTTTTCAATACAATCCTTGGCATCACGAGTAAGGGAAAGATTTTTAATTTCGCTATGAAATAGAATGACGATATCTTTTAATTGATACAGTTGTGATTTTACTGGATCTATAGAAAACAAAGTATGCATTGCGTGATATAACGCCTTTCTTTCTAATAATGGTTCAAAATTAGTGGCGTTTTGTCTTCTGTATAATTCAATATAAAGACAAAGTCTGAGCATTTGGTTTACTCGTCTAGCAATTTTTAGTTTTGTTAAAGCGCTAAGATTATCAGTATCAATATTATGTGATTCTATTATTCCTTTTTCGATAATATCTTTGATTTTATGAATACTATGGATATTTAACATGTTAATTCTCCTTTAAGTATAAAAAGAAAATGATAGTAGCCTTTAATATAAAGTCAAAAGGTACTCCCAGCGGGGTACCCTCTCCACGGGGCGACGCGCACGCGGGAAACGGCGCATTTTTCAATTTTTATCGGTCGTCACCACCAGTGTAATTATTTGATAAATATATGTTAAAAAAATAACAGTGATGAATTTGTTTGTTTTTCGTTCATCACTAACTCAAGCTTTTAACTCTCACTTTTATTGTTTTACATCTCATTTCACTGCGCATTCACAGCGCAATCACTAAAACGTCGGATCCAATCACTTTGATATGAGCCTTCGAGGAAGTCAGTTATGGCTGGCGAGCTTCGACGGGCTGATTTTCTATGTGAACGAGGGTTCATTTCAAATGTAGGAAATACGTTATGCAATATCCAAGAGTCAGTATTAATGGTGTATCTGTCCGTGTTGATAGTGAGGGTAGATATAACTTAAATGATCTGCATGCGGCTGCTGTTGCGGATGGTAAAGCAACGGAATCACAAAGACCCGGTGCATTTTTGAAGAGTCGTCAAGTAAAGCGGTTTGTTCAAGCTTTAAGCGATGCAACAAAAAGTGCATCGGTTAAAGTAATTAAAGGTGGACTTAATCAGGGAACTTGGGCTTTAGAGTTAGTTGTTATTCGGTATGCAGCTTGGTTAAAGCCTGAGTTTGAAATTCTTGTCTACAACACGTTTAAAGATGCGACGAGAAAAGGTTTAGATGTTATGTCTAAATTGAACAAGCTAGATCATGTCATTAATGCGGAAACTAAAAACGTCAGTCACTGTGCAAGGACAATGGCTAATTGGGGAGTTGGTGGTAGAAAACAATTACTGCTAATGGCAAGAGAGCGAATTATTAATGAAGCTCAAATCTATCTTCCGGGAGTGGAATAAACAAATGAAATATGGACAAAGAACTCAAACACTTAAAGCTCAATATCAGCCAGATAGCAGCACTTTCTGGCGTCCATCGACAAACTGCTTCCGCCCGTCTTAATCATTTAGAGCCTGTTGCAGGCAATAGCTCAAATCTAAAACTCTACGCACTCACTGATATTTTATCTGAAATGATGAAGGCGCCAGCCCCTGTCGAAAGTCAGGAAATGCTACCTCAAGATCGGAAGGCGTGGTATCAGTCTGAGCGGGAGCGTTTGAAGTTTGAACAAGAAGTGGGGGAGTTATTGCCTGCCTCAGAGGTTGCACGAGAATATTCAGCACTGGCTAAAGCGATGGTGCAAGTGCTGGAAACGTTACCTGACATATTAGAACGTGATTGTGCATTAACACCGACAGCTGTATCTCGTGTTCAGGGTATTATTGATGATCTGCGCGACCAGATAGCACATCAAGTTTTAAGTGATAACTCGGATGATGAAGAGAGCGATGAGGATGAGTTATGACAGCAACAGTGTCAGCAACCACATTAAGAAAAAATGTGGCTCAACTCATTAAAGCACCGAGGCGAATGCCAGTTGCGGATGCTGTGGCAAAATATATGCGTGTACCTGTGGGAGCGGGTAACTCGGTTCCTTGGGATCCGGCAGTATCTCCTTACATTGTTGAACCTATGAATTGTTTATCGTCACGGCTCTATGATGCAGTGATATTTGTGGGTCCTGCAAGAATAGGAAAGACGGTCGGGTTAATTGATGGCTGGGTGATTTACAATATTGTGTGCGATCCTTCTGATATGTTGCTGGTGCAAATGACGCAAGATAAAGCACAAGAGCACAGTAAAAAACGGCTTTCTCGCACCTTTCGTTGCAGTCCTGAAGTCAGTAAACAACTCAGTCCTCGTCGTAATGACAATAACGTATTTGATAAATACTTTTTATCGGGCAGTTTTTTAAAAATGGGGTGGCCATCGATTAATGTGATGTCCTCATCTGACTTTAAGTGTGTGGCGCTCACCGATTATGACCGTTTCCCTGAAGATATCGACGGTGAAGGAGATGGCTTTTCTTTAGCCTCAAAACGGACAACCACCTTTATGTCTGCGGGTATGACGCTGGTGGAAAGTTCTCCGGGGCGTGATATTACCGATACTAAATGGCGTCGTTTGTCTCCTCACGAAGCTCCGCCCACAACGGGTATTTTATCACTTTATAATCGGGGTGACCGCCGTCGCTGGTACTGGCAATGTCCTCACTGCCACGAATATTTTCAGCCTATTTATGATGCGGTAAAAGGATATCGTGACAAGTCAGATCCCGTAGAAGCAAGTGAATCTGCGTATGTGGAGTGTCAGCACTGTTTAGGTCGTATCGAACCCCATCAAAAACGGGAGCTCAATAATAAAGGGGTGTGGTTGATTGAAGGACAGTCCATTGATAAGCAAGGAAGGATATCAGGTACTGGACGCCGTTCGCGTATTGCCTCTTTTTGGATGGAAGGCCCTGCTGCAGCTTATCAAACGTTGTCTCAGTTAGTTTATAAGTTACTAACTGCAGAACAAGAATACGAATTAACCGGCAGTGAAGAAACCCTAAAAGCGGTCACCAATACAGACTGGGGTTTACCTTATTTACCCCGTACAGCACAAGAACAGCGCCGGAGTGATGAACTGATTAATCGTACGGAAAGTTGGGATGAGTCAGTGGTACCAGAAGGCGTGCGGTTCTTGGTTGCCACGGTTGACGTGCAAGGTGGTAAAAAACGTCGCTTTGTGGTGCAAGTGGTCGGTTACGGTGAAAAAGGCGAACGCTGGGTGATTGACCGCTTTGAAATCACTCAATCCCTACGTTATGGCAATAACGGTGAGTGCCGGCGAATTGATCCGGGCTCTTACCCTGAAGACTGGCAAGTATTAATTACCGATGTATTAGAGAAAACCTACCCATTACAGCACTATCCTCATCATGAGATGGGGATCATGATGTTGGGGGTAGACTCCGGCGGTGAAGATGGTGTTACTGATAATGCCTATAAATTTTGGCGTCGCTGTCGAAAAGAGGGACTGCATCGTAAAGTCTATCTCTTTAAGGGTGACGGGCATAAACGCCGTAAGTTAATCACCAAGTCATTCCCCGATAACACCAGTCGTTCTGAACGGCGCGCCCAAGCCAAAGGGGATGTGCCTCTTTATTTACTGCAAACTGACCAACTTAAGGACCGGATCAGTTCTGCGTTATCGCGCGATACCGTAGGGCCTAACTATATCCATTTCCCTGATTGGTTGGATGAATCGTTCTATGACGAGTTGACGTATGAAGAGCGTGATGAAAAAGGGCATTGGGAAAAACCGGGTCGAGGCGCTAATGAGGCATTTGACCTAATGGTTTACGCCCATGCCTTGGTGATATTAAAGGGGTACGAAGGGATCAATTGGGAAAAACCGCCTAAATGGGCAAGGTTACCTGATGTGACACTTTCCTCCTCCTCGCCAATTACCGATATCGCCACAGAGCCTGAAATAAAACCCTCACCCGAAACCCCAAAACAGGAAACGCCTGCGGTATCAGCATGGGCACCGGTATCAAACAGCGGAGGCTGGATATGACGAAAGAAGAAATTGAACACATGATTGAGCAATACCGTTTAGCGGAAGAGGCGGTATTAAAAGGCAAATCCATCACTTTTAATGGACAAGCCATGACAATGGAAAATCTCAACGAGATCATAAAAGGTCGTGAGCGTTGGGAATCTCGTTTGTCGGCATTGATATCGAGAAAACGAGGCAACCCAATGTATAAACTTGCGAGGTTTAGATGACATTATTAGACAGCGCCATTGGTTATTTTGCCCCAAACTGGCAAGCCTCGCGTCTCCGCTCTCGCTTACAAATTAAAGCTTATGAAGCCGTTTTACCCACTCGTACTCATCCCGCTAAACGTGAAAATCGTAATGCAAACCAATTGACGCAATTTGGTGGTACTTCCTTACGCGAGCAAGCGCGATGGCTAGATAACAATCATGATATCTCTATCGGTATTCTCGATAAGATGGAAGAGCGCATTGTTGGGGCAAAAGGCATTATTGTTGAGCCTCAGCCTCTCGATGGTGCAGGGCAAATTCATGAAGATTTAGCCTCACAAATTCGTCAAGCCTGGGCGGAGTGGTCAGTACTACCCGAAGTGACCGGGCAATTTAGTCGCCCTGTATTAGAGCGTTTACTGGTCAGAACGTGGTTACGTGATGGCGAAGTGTTTGCTCAACTTGTTAAAGGTAAAGCGAAAGGATTAGAGGCTCAAGCTAATATTTATTTTTGGCTCGAAGCCTTAGAGCCTGACTTTGTGCCGATCCACATGAATATGCCTGAAAGCAAGATTATTCAAGGCATTAAATTCAATGAGTGGGGGCGACCCACAGGGTATCAGGTATATAAAAATCTCCCTCAATTTAGCGCCAATTTAGGGGATATCAAAACCATTGATGCCGAAAATATGTTGCACCTGAAATTCACTCGTCGGCTTCATCAAGCGCGAGGTGTCAGTTTGTTTTCGGGGATCTTAATGCGTTTAAGTGCGTTAAAAGATTACGAAGATGCGGAATTAACCTCCGCACGTATTGCAGCTTCATTGGGCATGTACATCAAAAAAGGCGATGCCGGCTCTTTCCCTGAGGGTGACTATGACGAAGATGAGCAACGTAATATTGATATTCAGCCGGGCATGATTTACGACGGTTTAAAACCGGGTGAAGAAGTCGGCATGATCAAATCAGACCGACCCAACCCCAACCTACAATCGTTTCGCAATGGACAATTACGCGCGGTTTCTGCAGGCAGTCGGGGGAGTTATTCCAGTATCGCCCGTGACTATAACGGTACGTATAGCGCTCAGCGACAAGAGCTGGTGGAGTCATTTGAAGGTTATAATATTTTCCAAGATACCTTTGTGGCAGGCATCACACGTCCGATGTATCGCAATTGGTTAAAAATGGCGATAGCCAGTGGTGTGGTAACCGTTCCACCTGATGTTGACCCTAAATCCTTGTTTAATGCGGTTTACAGTGGCCCTGTAATGCCATGGATTGATCCGAAGAAAGAGTCTGAGGCTTGGAAAACCTTGTTACGTGGTGGTGCGTCAACAGAAAGTGACTGGATACGCGCCAAAGGGGGCAACCCTGCGGATGTGAAACGTCGTCGTAAAACCGAAATTGACGAAAATAAACGATTAGGACTGGTATTTGATACTGATCCTGCTAATGACAAAGGGGCACAAGATGCTAAACAACAAGAAATCGATGATGATGCCTAAAATGTCGGGGCCAGTAAATCAAAAAAGCTGGTTTCGCATGCAGGCTAAAGAAGACCAAACGGCGGATATCTATATTTATGATGAAATCGGTGGGTGGGGAATTAGCGCAAGACGCTTTACGGAAGATTTAATCTCGCTAGGTAATCTCAGTCATATCAATCTGCATATTCACTCCCCCGGTGGTGAAGTGTTTGATGGTATCGCCATTTATAACCAACTTAAAAACCACTCTGCAACAATTACGGTTTATATCGATGGTTTGGCCGCCTCAATGGCCTCAGTTATTGCGATGGTCGGGGATACGGTCATTATGCCGAAAAATGCCATGATGATGATCCACAAACCGTGGGGTGTCTCATGGGGAGATGCGAATGATATGCGTGAATATGCTGACTTACTCGACAAGTTAGAAAACGTATTAATCCCTGCTTATGTGGCGAAAACAGGGAAAACAACCGAAGAAATTACCGCCATGTTAGAGCAGGAAACATGGCTTGATGGTGACGAGTGTGTTGAACACGGTTTCGCCGATAAAGTGATTGAGCCAGTGAAAGCAATGGCAAGTCTTACATCTAAACGAATTGAGGAATTTTCATCTATGCCAAGTGCAATTAAAAATCAAATTACCCCCAAAAACACTACTAAACCTACGCAACAGCCTCAACCAAATTCTTCACCAGAGCCACAGCCTAGCGCCTCCTTTGCGGATGAGCAAACACGCTTAAATGGCATTAAAGATTTATTTGCCATGTTCGGTGGTCGTCATAATGAGCTAATGATCACGTGTTTAGCAGATGCGAACTGTTCTGTTGAAAAAGCGCGTGAGCAATTGCTCAATACGATTGCACAGCAACAAAATCCTGAGCCATCCAATAAAGATAATGCGCATATTTACGCAGGAAACGGCAATATCGTCGGTGACAGTGTGCGCGCCTCTGTGATGGCGCGTGCGGGTTATCAGGATTATGAAAAAGATAACGCCTATAACAGCATGACACTGCGTGAGTTAGCACGCGCATCACTGACGGAGCGTGGTGTTGGCGTGGCTACGTATAATCCGATACAAATGATTGGTATGGCCTTTACGCACAGCACCTCTGATTTCGGTAATATCCTGCTGGATGTCGCGAATAAAGCGATTTTGCTTGGTTGGGAAGAAAATGATGAAACCTTTGAGAAATGGACGAAAAAAGGACAACTCAGTGACTTTAAAACTGCACATCGTGTGGGATTAGGGGCATTCCCTTCCTTACGTCAAGTGCGTGAAGGTGCTGAATATAAGTACGTTACGCTCGATGATAAAGGCGAAACTATCGCGCTGGCGACCTACGGTGAGTTATTTAGCATTACCCGTCAAGCTATCATCAATGATGATATGAACATGCTGACGGATGTGCCAATGAAGTTCGGTCGTGCAGCGAAAGCGACAGTCGGCGATTTGGTGTATACGGTACTTATCGACAATGAAAAAATGAGCGATAAAAAAGCACTATTTAGTACCGATCATAAAAACATGATCACGGGCGGGATGGATGTAGAAACCATCAGTGCGGGTCGTACTGCTATGCGTCAACAAAAAGAAGGCGAACGTACACTCAATATTCGTCCGGCATTTATGTTGGTACCGACCACACTGGAAACACAAGCTATCCAAGTGGTTAAATCGGGTAGTGTGAAAGGCGCAGATGTTAATGCCAATATCATTAATCCAGTGCGTGATTTAGCGGAAATTATCGCCGAACCTCGGTTAGATGAAGCTAGTACAAAAGATTGGTATATGGCCTCACGTCAAGGTAGCGACACCATTGAAGTGGCGTACTTAAACGGAATTGATGTGCCGTATATTGATCAACTAGAAGGATTTACCTCTGATGGTGTCACGACAAAAGTGCGTATTGATGCGGGTGTAGCGCCAGTTGATTATCGCGGTCTACTGAAAGTGACGGGTAAGTAAGACGTCTTTTTTCTTCGTTTTATCTTGATGCCCTGATGGGCTTTTTTTATATCTAAAATCCGGTGCTTCGGCATCGGAAGGAGTTTTTATGGCTAAAAATTATGTACAACAGGGTGGCACAATTGCAATTGCCAACAACACAAAAGAGATCATTAAAAGTGGTCAATTGATACACGTTGGTGCGGTTGCTTGTGTTGCGATCACGGATATTCAACCTAACGAAACCGGTGATGGTTTTGCAGAAGGTGTTTTCTTACTGAACAAAAAAGCTGGTATTGCCTTAAAAGCCGGCACTACGGCGTCCGTTAAAGACAATATCGTGGTGGATACCGGTGGCACACCTGCTGGTGTGGTTTGGGATGATGCGGATGCATCGAGTGAACATGTCACGATTAAACTCAATGTCTTTGTGCTATCAGCGGGTACCCCTCAAGGTTAAGGCAACATAGATGAATCCATTTGAACACTTAATAAAAAGAATGGATAACGCGACCACTGAGCGGATGGGGATCCCCATCCGTATAAATGGTGTTTTTTATCAAGCACTCGAATCTCACTTTATCCCTGAATTGGGACCGATGAGTGGTGACGGGATGAGCTATGTTGTTTTTTCTTCAACATATCACCCTAAGCGCAGTGACGCCGTAGAAATTGAGGGGGAAGCCTATCAAGTCACTCGACACCAAAAGTTTAATGGGAAACCACATATTTGGATCAAATAGGTGGGTGATATGAAAGGGTTGGCGCAAGCCATTAAAAACCTGAATAGCATTAATGATGAAATGGTTCCGAAAGCAACGGCAATGGCGATTAACCGTGTTGCTCGTCGTGTCATTAGCCATAGTGTTAAACGGGTTTCAGCCGAAACCAAAGTACCTCAACGCCTGATCCGTCAACGTGTTCGACTTAATCGAGCGAGTAGCCGTTATAAAACGCCTCGCGCTCGATTAGTGATAAACCGGGGTAATTTGCCGGCCATTGCCCTAGGTAATGCGCGCGTTCAGCTATCAAGAAAACGAGGTAATCAGAAAGGCGCTGGAAGTGTTTTGAAGGTGGGGAGATTTTCTTTTCCTCATGCTTTTATTCAACAGCTTGATAATGGCCGTTGGCATATTCTTCAGCGAGTTGGTCAAAGCCGTTATCCCATCGAGGTGGTGAAAATTCCGCTCGTCACACCGCTAACAACAGCTTACACCGAAGAGTCAGAGAAATTGCTTCAATCTGATATGCCCAAAGAAATGGCGTCGGCCTTAAAGCAACAGTTACGGTTTTATATAAAAGGGAGGGGTTGGTGATCAAACATACACAGATCCGACATACAATTAAAGAGGCGATTGAGCCTCATGCCAATGGGGTGACAGTCTTTGATGGTCGCCCTTTTTTTGTGGATGAAAACGACTTTCCAGCCATTGCGGTGTACATCACCGATGCTATTTCAACAGGTGAAAATCTCGATGAAGATAGTTGGCAAGCAATTGTTCACATAGAAGTTTTTCTCAGTGCGAATAACCCTGATGCTGAGTTAGATAAATGGGTTGAAGCCGTGATTTATCCTGCGCTGACCTCCATTCCCGCACTGTCCGAGCTTATCGAGAATATGACCCCTAACGGCTACGACTACCATCGTGATGAAGAAATGGGGTTGTGGGGGTCGGTCGATCTCCATTATCAAATTAATTATTCAATGTAAAAGGGATCATTATGCCTACACCAAACCCATTGGCACCCGTAAAGGGTGCTGGTACCACGCTTTGGATTTATAGCGGTACCGAAGACCCATTAAAAGATCCGTTTACTGATACGGATTGGACACGACTGGCGAAAATTAAAGAGCTACAGCCGGGTGAAATTACCGCAGACAGTTATGACGATACCTATCTTGATGACGAAGATGCGGACTGGAAAGCCACTGCCCAGGGGGAAAAATCAGCGGGTGAGGCCAACATCACGCTGGCATGGAAACCGGGTGAACAAGGTCAAAAAGATCTGGTTGATTGGTTCCAACTAGGGGATGTTCGTCACTACCGCATTCGTTACCCCAATGGGGCCGTCGATATTTATCGAGGTTGGGTTAGTTCGCTTGGAAAAACGGTACCTGCGAAAGAAGTGATCACCCGTACCATTAAGATCACCAACAGTGGCCGTCCTGCGCTTGCAGAAGAAATAAAATCAGCGTCAGAGCAAGGAAAAAGTGCGCCCGTTATTAAAAAAGACAATGAATAAAAGGTAATAATATGTTTTTAAAGAAAAAAGAATTTACTTATAGTGATAACACTATTGAGTTGTTTGAGTTATCAGCATTACAGCGTATTGAATACTTTGATTTTTTGGTCGAACAATCTCAAAAAAACGAAGATGTTGAAAAGGCTGAAGGCATAAAAAAAACAGCACTCATTATTCGTGCAAACACAGAATCGAATGCCTGGTTAGTGTCTCGATCATTAGCACACGGTGAAACGCGTGATATTGAGCAGGTTTATCATGAAGTGCTTTCGCAGTGGCCACCAGAGGCGCTTGGCAAAGCAGCAAAAGAAGTCCTAGTCATTAGCGGGATGGCTCAAACTGAAAACACGGAAAGCGAAAACCATCAAGGTGATGTTCAGGCAGAGCCACTGGAAAAGTAGTTGCCCGTGAACATCAATTTATTCTGCGCCTATCACATGAATTTAAACGTGCTGATTGGCGCAGAATGCTCAGTGAGATGACAGCGACTGAGCTCGCTGATTGGTTACACTTCTTTAATGAAACTCCCTTCACCATTCAATTTATCGATCATGCTTTTTCTGGTCTTAATTTCACGGTTGCCAGTGTTTTTGGTGGTGGTAAAGACTTATCACCAGAGGATTTTAGTGTGTTGTTACGTAAATCTGTTGTTGATATGGACGATGAAACCATGATGGCGGTAAGTGAAGGGATAGCGGGCGGAATACGATATGAGCCAACAAATAGCGGATCTAACGATTAATTTAGGGGCTGAAACAGCCGATTTTAAAGAGCAAATGGGGCGAGTTGAACGTCAACTGCAAGAAACCGCAGAAAAAGCCGAAGCCAGTCAACGACGTATGGCTCAACTGGTTGAACAACAAGCGCAAACTGCTCGCAGTTCAGCAGAGAGTACTGCGCAGTCTCTTCAAGAACTTAACAATCAACAAGAAATTTCTCAACAACAACGGGCTGATTATTATCAGCGGATCGCACAGGAAGAGGCGCTCTCAGCTATTGAATCACGCAAACAAGCTGATGCTTTTTTAGAGCAAGCTCAAAGTGTTGGGCAAACGAGAGATGCACTTGAACAACTCACAGAGGTTTTAAATAAATCAACAAAGGCTTATAACAAGCTAAAAATTACAGGTGAGCAGTTCGCTGAAATTCAGAATGTCACTAAATCAAGAATAAAGGCGATACAAGATCAACAAGATGCAAATACTGAAAAATATTTTAAGCAGATTGAAGCAGTTAAAGGACTTTCTGGAGGAACGTCGGCATTAAGAACCATTCAAGCTCAGCTTAATCAAGAGGTAAAAAAGGGCACTATCCATCAACAAGACTATCGGACACTGATTTCTGCCATTACCTCAGAGTCAATGAAGTTGCGCCGAGAAGAAGAGTCTCTAACGCAACAAAAAACGCGATTTATTCAGCGACTAAAAGAGCAAATTGCTACTCAAAACTTAAGTCGTGAACAGATGTTGCGTTATCAAGCCTCTCAACTTGGTGTCAGTTCTTCAGCAGAAATTTATATTCGTCGATTATCTGAATCGAGCAAAGAAACCAAAGAGTTTGATAAAAATAGCAAGTCATTAGCTGGTCGTCTTCAGGGTATTGCCAACTCATTTAATATGGGCTCACTGGTTCGCGGTGGTATCTGGGGAGGAATTACGGCAGGTTTAACAGGCGTTGCAAAGCTAGCCTATGATGCAGAAAGAGAATTTTCTCAGTTTAATAAACAACTGATTTTAACCGGTAACTACGCCAATAAATCAGCGAGCCAATTAAACGAAATGGCGCGAACCCTAGCGGGTGGCGGGATTACGCGTGGTGAAATGGCATTATCCATTTCAAGTGTCGTCGGTACTGGCGTATTTTCGAATAATGAGATTTCTCGTGTTTCAAAAGCGGCCGCACAGATGAATTACATCACAGGCCAGGCGATTGATACCACTATTGATCAGTTTAAACGTCTGCAAGATGAACCGCTTCAAATGTCGCTTGAATTAGAAAAAGCGAATCATCACCTCACTGCATCCCAATTAGAACAAATTCGAACACTTGAATTACAAGGTAATAAAACCGAAGCAGCTAAGCTGGCGATTGATGCTTATGCACAATCTATTAATGACGGTGCTAATGATATATCTGATAGCCTAGGTTTTCTTGAATCAGCATGGATTAATATTCAACGGGAGGCAAAAAAAGCTTGGGACGCAATGCTTGATATAGGAAGAGATAAAGGGGTTACAGAGAAACTAACCACTTATAAAGAACAACTATATCAACTGCAACTTCACGGAATGGAAAATAGCTATGAAGGGAGAGAATTACAAAAAGTAATTAAAGAGCTGGAAAATAAGAAATACGAACAAGATCTTAAAAATGCACAGGCTCAAGCGGTTAAAGATAGTGAACAATTCAAGGTTAATCAGATTAGAAACCAAGAAAAATGGAAAAGCTATTTCAGTTGGGAGACTCAGCGGTTACAAAAACTAGCAGAATTAGAACAGGATAAGCATAGCCTAACTCAAAAACAGTACGAAGAAGCAAAAGCGATGATTAATTTTCGTTTAAGAGATCGCCAGATGCCGGGGACTGGGAAAGGTAAAGGATATGTGGTACCCACAGGTAATCGAGAAGAAGAAAAAGCTTCTCGTGATTTACTTGCATTGCAAGCCCAGTTAGAAATGCTTAAAAAGCATCAAAGTGCTAATGATGTTATTAGCCAACAACGCAAGGATTTTCAAAAAGAGCAGGCACAATTTGCAATTTTAGAACAAGCGCAATTGACACGCCGATTAACTAACGCCGAAAAATCTTTATTATCAAATAAAGAAAATATTCTTGCTCAAAAGGAAAAACTTGCGTTAGTGGGTGATGAAGTCGCCTTACAAGAGCGCTTAAATAAGATGCAAGATCAGACTGATAAATACATTGCTCAACAATCGGAAAAGCGTAAAGCGATTGAAGAAAGCATGGGTAAATCAGCAAGGGAACAACAACGTTATTTAGAGCGCGCTCAACTTCTTGCAGGACAACAAGAGAACCCACAGCTAAATAATATGTTAGCTGAGCAACAAAAAAACTATGAAGTTGAAGATCAAAAACGGGCTGATTGGTTAACGGGAGCCCAAACGGCATGGGGTAATTATAAAGATACGGCTCTTGATGTTAATACTCAAATACAAAATGCTACCTCTATGGCGCTTAATGGATTTAGTAGCCAGTTAACCAACGTATTATTTGAAGGTGAAGCCAATTTCAAAGACTTTACGAAATCGATTCTTAAGATGCTAACGGATATTTTAATTAAAATGTCATTAGTTAAAGGAATAGAGGCGATGGGCTTTGGTTTTGGCGCTCCAGTCGCGAATGCTAACGGTGGTGTTTACAACTCAGCCAGCCTAAGTGCTTACAGTGGACAGATTGTTCATAAACCTACCATGTTTGCGTTTGCAAAAGGTGCAGGGTTGATGGGAGAGGCTGGGCCAGAAGGCATTTTCCCTTTGCGCCGTGGTGCTGATGGGAAGCTGGGTGTTATTGCAAAAATACCCAATCAGGGAGGAGGCGTTACCCAGCATTATCACATTACTATACAAAATGATGGTAGTAATGGTCAGATAGGGCCTGAAGCATTGAAAAAAGTTTATGAAATTAGTAAGCGAGGGGCTCAGGACTATATTATGAGCCAACGTCGTGATGGTGGAGCTATGTAGATGGAAACATTTAAATGGAAAGTCAAACCCGATATGAAAAAGGAGTTTGAGCCTCGGGTAAAATCAGTGAAATTTAGCGACGGCTATGAACAGCGTCGCCCTGATGGTATTAATAATAATCTAAAAAAGTACAATGTAACGCTTATCTATATAAATAATGAAAGCGTGCATATTGAAACATTTTTAGAAAAACATGCTGGTGTTACTGCATTTTTATGGAAGCCTCCTCATCAATTAGAATTAATTAAGGTACTATGTCGAAAATGGTCATCTTCTGCTGGAATGATTAGAACTGAAATAACGGCTGAGTTTGAGCAAATCGTATTTTAATTAGTGCAAATCTCTTAGGGAGATTTTCGTTTACTTCATTTTAAGTCCAGCGCAAGCTAATATAAGGTAAATTAATCTAATATTAGGGTAGATAATGAAAGGTTTCGGAAGAATTTTATTGATTGTCGGCATTATAGCAGCGTTTGCTTCTTTCAATATGGATGTCAGTGTTCCCACTGGCTATGGTTCACGCGTAAATAACATTGGTTTAATGTCAGATAAGCAAAACTACATTTTAATTAGCTGTTTTATGATTTTTTGTGGATTAATGATGGTGGTGTTTAGTGGTCGAAAGCAACAGCCTCACGACACAATTAATTCTACAAGTGTATTATATGTAAGATGTCCATACTGTGCTGAAGATATACGCCCAGAAGCTATAAAATGTAAACATTGTGGTAGTGATTTATCGAGTAAAAAGAAGGATGAAAAAAACATTACCACAGTCACTCCTTCAGAGATTGTTATCAAATTAAAAGATAACTACATGATAGATGAGGATGGGGTTAAGAAATTCGTTTCATTTCTCTCTGAGAAATATAATAACAATAAAGAACTATTATGTTTATCTGAAAGTGATATTAATAAAATGATGGAAGCTATCCCAGAAGAAGTTCATGAATCATTTAAGAGAAAATTAAAACATTTTATTCATGAATTAAATAAGTAGTCTCAATCAGTCAATTATAACCCGCTTCGGCGGGTTTTTTATTGGAGCTAATATGCAACATATTCCTCCTGAAATGCGAATTAGTATTACCGAACTCTCCTCCACTGATGTCTTACTTGAACTTTACGAATTTGATTTAACCAAAATAGGTGGTATTCGGTACCGCTTTTTTGATGGACTCAATCAACGTAAAGAGTCGTTAATCTGGCAAGGAAACACCTATGAGCCTTACCCCGTGAAAGGTGAAGGCTTTTCTTTTAATGGCAAAGGCCCCTCAGGGCGACCCACTATTACATTGTCGAATTTATTTGGATTGATTACAGGGATTGCCAGTCAATTAGATAGTGCAATCGGTGGGCTGGTGGTACGACGCATTGTCAGCACTCAATTTTTAGATGCAGTAAATTTTCCTCAAGGCAATCCTAATGCCGACCCATCACAAGAAATTGTGACACGTTGGATCATTGAGCAGATGACCAGTTTAAATTCAGTAACAGCTACCTTTATGTTAGCCACACCGAGTGAGACTGACGGATTAATGCTGCCTGGGCGTGCTATTTTGTCTGATATCTGTAATTTTTGTTATCGCTCAGAAGAGTGTGGTTACAAAGGCCCCCCTGTTGCTGACGAATGGGGAAAGCCAACCACTGATCCACTAAAAGACAAATGTGGCAAACGTCTTAGTGACTGTAAGTTACGAAAAAACGAATCACGTATAGGCGCGTTTGTTTCCACTTCCCGTATTGGTAATAATTAACTCCCTCCTAAGGTGTTTCTTATGATAGAGCAAGCAATTTTGGCGCATGCGAAAGAGCAAGCGCCATCGGAGGCGTGTGGCTTATTGGTAAGTACCGCACAGGGTGAACAGTATTTACCTTGTGTTAATCAGCACACTGATCCGAAAAACTATTTCACGATTTCTTTTGATGATTTTATTCGAGCCGAACAGCAGGGCGAGGTGATAGCCGTTGTACACAGTCACCCTGATGGTCAACCTTATCTCAGCACCTTAGATCGACAACTGCAGGTGAACAGTGCATTGCCGTGGTGGGTGGTTTGTAATGAAAAAATTCATTGTTATCAGCCAGTATCTCATCTATTAGGTCGCCATTTTATTCATGGCTCAACCGACTGTTATGGGTTGTTTCGTGATGCTTATCATTTGGCAGGACATGATCTGCCTGATTTTGAGCGACATGATAATTGGTGGCGCCAAGGTAAAGAAGTGTACCTAGATAATATGATAAGCAGTGGTTTTCGGCAGGTAAAAAAAGAAGCGCAACCCGGCGATATTATTTTGTGTTGCTATGCCAGCTCTCGTGCCAACCACGCGGGGATTTATTTAGGCAATCAAACGATTTTACATCACATTCCAAACCAACTTAGCAAACGCGAGGAGTATAACGAACGATGGCAATGAATGACGCACTCAATTTGGCGTTACCGCGATTGGCAACCTTCCGACTTTACGGGGATTTGCAACGATTTGGACGTCGCTTTGATTTAAATGTGAATACTGCTTCTGAAGGTCTTCACGCGCTTTTTATTCAACTTCCAGCATTACGCTTAGCTATTCGTGATGGTTGGTATCAAGTGCGCATTGCGGGTACTGATATTTCCCCACAAGATATTAACCAAAGATTCAATGAAACCTTACCTGATAATGTAGTAGTTCATATTGTGCCGAAATTATCAGGGGCTAAAAATGTCGGTGTTTTTCAATTTATTGCAGGTGCTGCTTTATTTTCATTGGGATGGTGGGGGCCAGCGTGGATCTCCGCAACAGTAGCGATTTCTTTGATGGCGGGCGGTGCAGCTATGATGATTGGTGGTGTCGCTCAAATGCTGATCCCGTCTCCAAAACCTCCCAATCTATCTCGTGGTGATGAAGAAAAAGGCAATACTTATTTTAGCAATCTTGATAATGCCGTTGCACAAGGAATGCCGGTGCCCATTGCCTACGGCGAAATTATGTGTGGTTCACGCGTCATTTCACAATCTGTTGAAATTATGGATGACAGTGACGGTGAAAATATCGATGCCGGCAAACACGGTGGTTAAGAGGAGTTCGTATCATGGGTAAAGGTGGTGGTGGTCAAAGAACACCGTATGAGGCACCAAACGATTTAACATCACGTCAAAAAGCCTCATTAATTGATTTAATCAGTGAGGGGCCGATTGAAGGTCCTATTCATATTCAAGGCTCGATGGATGATTTAGGGTGCATTTATTTAGATGATACGCCGGTGATAGATGGATCTGGCAATAGCACCATTAATGGAATGTATGCACAATGGCGGGCGGGTACCTTAGAGCAACCGGCAATGAGTGGTTTTACCGCGTCTGCGAATGAAGTGCCAGTGGGGATTGAGGTTAAATATAATTCCCCTGTCACTCGCACTATCACCTCGCCCAATATTGACCGCTTACGCCTAACCTTTGGTACGCAAGCACTGGTTGAAACTAAAGATAATGGTGATCGCGTACCTACATCTGTTCAATTACAGATCCAAATCCAGCGCAATGGGGTATGGATAACAGAGAAAAACGTCACGATTAAGGGTAAACGCTCTAACTCTCCGTACTTGATGGCGGTTATTTTAGATGATTTGCCCCCAGTTCCGTTCAGTGTGCGCATGATCCGTATCACTCAAGACAGCACTTCTGACAAAATTCAAAATAATACCGTTTGGTCGAGTTATTCTGAGTTAGTGGATATTTCACAAACCTATCCGGGTTCTGCTGTTGCAGGATTAATGTTTGATAGTGAGCAGTTTGGCAATAAATTTCCGCGCCGTAATTATTTAATTAAAGGGTGTATTATTCAGGTGCCGAGTAATTATGATCCAGATAAACGAATTTATTCTGGGATTTGGGACGGTACATTTAAACCGGCATTTACCAATAATCCAGCATGGGTATTATGGGATTTGTTAACTCATCCTCGTTATGGCATGGGGAAACGCCTCAATATTAGTGAGGTTGATAAATTCGCCTTATATGCGATAGGACGTTATTGTGACGAACAGGTTGATGATGGTTTTGGAGGAAAAGAGCCACGTATAACCTGTAATGCTTACATTACGGATATGCGTAAAGCCTATGATGTGATGGCAGATATGTGTGCCATGATGCGCATTATGCCAGTCTGGAACGGACGAACATTAACCTTTATTCAAGACAGACCGTCTGATGTAGTATGGCCTTATACTAATGCCAACGTAATTGATGGCAACTTCCAATACAGCTTTAGCGCATTAAAATCGCGTCACACTGCCGTCGAAGTTCGTTTTATTGATCCAAACAATGGTTGGAAAACCAGTGTTGAGCTAGTTGAAGATGATGCTAGCATAGCGCGCTTTGGACGCAATGTGATGCGCGTCGATGCATTTGGTTGTACTAGCAGAGGTCAGGCTCATCGTCATGGTCTTTGGTTGTTAACTACTGAGAAATTAGAAACTCAAACGGTTGAATTTAATATTGGTAGTGAGGGGCTACGTCATATGCCGGGTGATATTATCGAAATTGCTGATAATTATTACGCGGATAATCAAATTGGTGGACGTCTAACACATATTGATTATGCCTCTCAAACATTAACCTTAGATCGAAATATCGACACACCCAAAAGTGGTAAATCAAGCGTCACACTCATCAATGCTCAAGGTGATCCGCAATCTTATGAAGTGGCGAGCTATCCCGCATCTAATCAAATAAAGCTGGATACTTTGCCGTTAGGGTTACAAGAAGGCGGAATTTGGACATTAACACTTCCGTCTTTACGTCGGCGATTATTTCGTGCCATCAGCTTGGCTGATAACGGAGATGGCAGCTTTACGGTTATTGCAGTGCAACATGCGCCAGAAAAAGAGGCTGTTGTTGATAAAGGGACTAAATTTGAGCCAAAACCTGATACGCCACTGGGTGGATTTATTCCACCGGTTGAAAATCTTTCTGTAGATATCGAATCAGATACAAGTGAATGGCAAGTAGAAGCCAGTTGGAATACACCTTATTCCAGTCGAGGGGTAGATTTTTTATTAAAACTCACCACCGGTGATCGCATTGTCGGCACCGCCTCAACCACGGATACGATGTATCGTTTTGGTGGTTTGCCTCAGGGGAATTATGTTTTATCCGTCTTGCCTCAAAATGATCGGAAACAAAAAGGCGAGGTGGCCACAACTTCATTTGCGATTAATCCACCATTACCACCCAGTTATATTGAGGTTGAGTCGGGCTATTTTAGTTTAGGGATTATTCCGCGATCTGGTGGTCAAAATAGCTTACGAGCACAGTATGAGTTTTGGTTTTCAGAAAAACAGATCACGGATATTCGTGATGTGGAAAATCGTGCTGAGTATTTAGGTATTAGCTCTATGTGGGTTATACAAGGACGTAACCTAAAGGCAGGCCATACCTATTATATTTATGTTCGCAGTATAAACGCTGTAGGGTATTCAGAATTTGTTGAAGGAATAGGGCAACCAGAAAGCCACACTAGCGAAATACTAGATAATTTAGATAAAGAATTACAGGAAACGCAAGCATGGCAGAAGCTTAATGAAAAAGTTGAATGGAATGAAAATACAATAAAAAGGGTAGGTTATAATGAATATAATTTATCTCAAAAGTTTGAAAAATACAGTAAACAGACAGAGAAAACGATTAATGAGATCCGAACTCAGATAGAAAATACAGAAGCTGATATTATTACTCAAAAGGAGGCAATTTCTTCTATCAAACAAGCTCAATCAAGTTATCAACAACAAGTCCAAGCTAAAATTAATCAGCAGTCAGGTATTCTCAATCAAAAGATGAATGCACAATTTACACAATCAGGAGGATATGCTCGGCATTCAATAAATATTACTATCGTCCATAATGGAGTTAGATATAATGCAGCTGGTTTTATTGTTAGTGCCGAAATCAAAAATAAAAAAATAAACTCTTATATTGGATTTAATGCCAATAACTTTGCATTTTATAATCCCAAAAATAACCGAATGGAACTGTTTATGTCTGCTAAAAACGGACAATTTTTTATTCGAGAAGCATTAATTGATAAAGCTATGATCAGAAAACTCGCGTTATCAGAGGCTATTACTTCCAATAATTATTCTCCCGAAAAGTCAGGTTTTATTCTTGATGTGAAAAATAACAAATTAGAAATATATGGTGGTAATGGAGGAACAACATTAACCAATCAAAATTTATATGTAAAAG